GAGTTAGTTTCATTTTGTTACTTCCTTTTCTTTGTGTTTATAATTAACGCTTGAATGATAGAGGACCAGAAAGGACGTTTACGTATGCTGCCATCGTGTTATTCAATTCAACGGATTGAACTGGAGTATCCGACTCAGCAATTACGGTTGCCTTTTTAGTCTTGGGGAAATGACTTTCCTTTATTGTTTTGACCTTTTGTTCAAAAGTCTCTGCTGATTCAAAGGTAAGACCTTCGCACAAACCAACAAACTTGTCTTTCTCTGTTGCTGTCAGTGTTGACCCTACATTCTCTACAATGTTTGCGCGCTTCAATGTAACAATCTCTTGTTCCATGTTCGCCATAGTAGAAACAGATTCATCAAGGGCAGCGGTCAGTTCTTCGATTTCGCTTGCTTGTTCATCTAGAATGTCCAACTTTTCCTCAGGTACATCAATGTAATGCTCAGTGAATAAATTCTTCAATCCATCAATAAAGTTTTCAATGATTTCACCTTTAATACCGCGTTCAAGGGCCAATTCGTTCGCTTCCAACCAAGTGTTAATTGCCTCGGTCATGTATCCATCAATATTTTCAACTAACTCATCCCTTACTGCGTCTACTGCCTCGTCAAGACGTTGAGCATATTCTTCATCTAGACGATTCAATTCTTGTTCAACACCTTCGGCAATTGCCGCTTCCATGATCGTTGCTGCTTTGACCATGAAGTCTTCTGAGAGGTCTTCACCAAAAGAAAGTGCGTCCATATGTTCTTTAACTGAGTTACCAAGTTTCTTTGACTTACCAGCATCGATCTTTGCATTGTCGGACTTTGTTTGCCCGTCTTGACCGCCACCAGCAGGATCACTTGTATCCATAGTTCCGTTATCTAGCTTCTTTGACTTACCAGCATCGATCTTTGCATTGTCGGAAGCGGCTTGGGCGCCTTTGTCTACAGATTCATCGGATACAGCACCTTCTTGGGATGCTTCATCGTTTGAAACTCCTGGCAGCTTCTTGCCTTCCAGCAAGTCTTTAATTTTTGATTCGAGACTCATTTACAACTCCTATAATTCGTAATATTATTTAGTACAACTGCGATTTTGCTCACTATATTCATCAATATTATTTTCTACATCCTTATATTTACACATATCAAAATGATATCTAATCATAACTGGTTTGCCGCAAGCTTGCCGCAATAAGGACATGTTACTCTATTCTCTTAGTAAAGACTCGACGAAAAATTTGAATGCCGCTAATTTACGTTCTTCTGTGATTTTTTTCTTTTTCAGTTGTTCTATTGTAATTTCTTCAATCTCACCTGTTTTGGATATTACCCATTCACGCCCTTCAAGAAGACCATTTACCAGTGCTTGGGAATATGAGGGGTCGCCAACAATATCAACTGTATTCATCGTATAATCACTTTGAACCTCTGATAATCCATTACCGAGTTGTTTGATCGAACCCAAACCGCGAGTAGAAACTCCAAGTTGGGCACCGCCTTCCAAAAGATTTTGAGCAATCTTGCCCATTGGCGTGTCTAGAATCTTTGCTCGACCTAGAACGTCTTTACCATTAGAATCCCATTTCATATATTCAATAAGATGGGATACTCGATCAAGATTAATCGTTGGTCCAGCAGGATGATTTAATTCACCCATGGCACGTTTAGCTTCGATAATCGGCTGAAACTTCTTTAAAGCTCCATTTAGAACTGATTCATTATATATACGTTGATTTCTGTTTGGTGCAGTTCCAGTAAAGATGCCCTCAATAAAATATGTTTTCTTACCGCCGATAGATTCGGTAATCGTCTGTACTTCTTCTGATAGTTCTGATATGAGTTTCATTTATAATTACCTAATTATGGAGTTATTGCACTGAAGCCTTGTGAGTTCGAGAATCGCCTAGCCGCACGAACCAGAACAGCAGCCCGATCAGTAATCTGCGAGGGTTATTGAACAGCACTTGGTATTACCCTCGTCAGCCCAATCATCGCCAGTCGTGACCAGATAACCATAGCAATTGCCAGACGCATCCAGTTCGATAACTTTGTTGATCTGACTGATTTGCGCGTACAGCGAACTGCCGTTGACTGCCATTGTTGGCAGGTCAATGTAGCCGATGTAGCCGGCGTAGCCATCAGGCAACCCATGCCGCATTATCCGAATACGCTGACGCGGGTGACGCACTGCACAAGTGGGGGCGAAAATTAGTCATGTCGCTAGGGACTGAGGTGGCAAAAATGCGCAGCAACACGTCGGTCACATGAACGTGCCATTGACTGCGCCAATGCTCGCAAACGTCTCACATCAGAACCACCACCAGGCGGGCCAACCACGTCGCCAGCGGCATATGCTGTAGTATCGGATGGACGAGTCACGGCGACCAGTTACTTCCTGAAACAAATTGTTGTAAACTCATTATGGATATTCCTTCTTATGACGCTTGCATTATTGTTAACTGAGTTGCTGCACCAATACTAGTGATTGATGCTCTGACAAAATTTATGGTAGGGTCAATAATCGTATACTGAGTATCGTCGGTAACCGATGAATGTGTTATAGTATTTATATTAATCCAGTGAGACCCATCCAAACTAATTTGTAGAGTATAAGCAGCGCCACCAGTTCCAGTAACGTAGGATTGGACCACTCCGGGGCGAGTAGAATTATTTTTATACGATACAGCCGCTGTAGCACCAGTAAATCCTGTTGTGTAATATGAAGCAGTCACAAAACAGTCGATTTTTGGATTAGGTCCAATGGGTCCGTTTCCAGTTGATGGTACGTTAGCAGTTAATGATGTCCCTGTTGGAGTGGATGCAACAGTGGTTGTGAATGCTACTGGAGAACCAATCCACTGCACTTTAATTGTTTGCCCAGTAGTCAGCAAATGATTAGTTGCAAAACCGAACGTAAGGACTCCGCCGGCGAGAGTAACCTCTGTGGGCGTGAATGTTTGAGTAAAATAAACTAATTGAGTCATTTTTATTCCTTGTTTGCAAGACGCGTTAGATGTTGATGAAACATTCTGGCAGTGGAACCAGAAGCATATTTCGACTTACGATATCCGTATTTCTTGGCATGTGTCAAAAGAGAAAGAACTTCACTTGAAGACAGTTGATAAAAATCTTTGTCACCATGTTGACTAAGAATTGATTTCGCGGTAATAGAGTCGAGTTTTTCTTTTGCTTCGTCCAGAGACATGACAATACCACCACGAATCACAACGTTTTCCTTTGTTTCTTCATTGAAGAAGTAAACGCCGGAATTGTTGCCGGTAACAACAGTATTTGTCTCGGCAAAACCTTCGGAGATAAGTTCTTTCTTCAACATCTTTAGAGCAAGAGCGGACTTGATGGAGTCAGTCAACGTCGGATATTCTTCAGCAGCCTTTTCCATCTTCTTCTTACCATACTTCTTGTCGCCAATATATGCAGCGACCCTTGGTCCTACTTTGGCAGCGAGCGTGGCGAAGCCGACGTGAGATTCATTCATACCAAACTCTTTATCTGGGTTATTCATATATGCAGAATTTTCGCGGGAATTTTTAATATATTCCAGCTTTTCTTTAGCTGCTTTCGCAATTTCAGGATCAGCATGATTCAAATGTTTTGTTGGATAGTGTTCCGTTGAAGCAATGCGTATGTTGAATAGAATCTTCTTCTTTTCATCATCGGGAGTATGTTCTTCACTATGCATCTGTGAGTAACCATGCTTCTCAAGGTCTTCGAGATTCTTACCACGATGTTCTTCACCAGTTTTTGTATTCTTAACAACCACTTCTCCATTAGCATCTTTCCATGCTTTATGGAAAGTACCATCACGATACACGTTACCGACGAAAGCGGAACCTTCCTCAAGTTCAACTTCCTCAGTCAAGTCTTTCCAACCATCTGCATGAATGTTTGCAACATGCTTTCCTGAGACATCCTTGACTATGATGGATTTACCTAGATTTTTTGCAGCAGTCTGCATAGACTTAACTGCATTTGAGGTTTTTCCCCACTCGGCAGGTTGTGAAGTAATTAATCCACCATGTTCAGGATGATAGAACTTATATCTTATCCCCCCCGATACCATGTTGAACGTTTCATAAAGTGCCTTAGGCATGATTATGCTCCTTTGTACTTTGTAGACTTTTTGACCTTAGGTAATGCGCCCATCTTTTGCTTCAACAAGTCAGCAATTGCAGACGAATCAAAGTTCTTGCCGCCGTGTTCGGTTGCCTTTGAAGGGCGACCACGACCACGCTTTACTGGAGCTTCTGCTTTTGGTTCATCGTAAACTTCATCACCCAATTCATCAGTTTTTACTTGTGCACCATAAGACTTACCTTTGACTAGACGACCTGGCATGTTGATAGCGCGATCTCTGGCCGGCATTTTTATACCGGTAGCGCCTTGGCGGGCTGTGATAGATTGTTCAAAGTTTTCATTGGCCGGGCGCTTGTAACCGATAGCATCTTCAATCTTCTTAGCCAAATGTACACCAACCTGACGGTGTTCTTCTGCATTCAGTTTAGTCTTATCACCAAGTCTAAACTCGCCGACCTTTGATAGGTTTTCTCCCATCTTCAAATTCCGCTGAGGATCGAAAGTGCCCTTTTCAAGACGCTTCTTAGCGGAACGAACTCCATAATCGAAGTGATTTGACTGGAAACGATCTGCTTTCATTAGTCGTTCTGCATGATTGGCTGGGTCAAAACCGACTCGCATTACGGCTTTCGTGCCTTCTTCAAGGTCATCTTTCGAATAACCTTCTAGTCCTTCCTTTTGAAACATGGTAGCGCCAATTTCTTCGCGCTTCACGTCAAGTGCCTCCGCAACTTTTTCCGTCATTACAGCAAGAAATGAGTCAACAAACCCTTCCTTGTTCTTAGCCATCAGATTGTCAATCATCGTTTGAATCGTCATTTCTAAACTCCTAATTATTGTTGACTTGGATCAGGCATTCCCTGACCTTGTTGCGGTGGTAATGAATCATCTTGCCCTGGTGGCATTGACATCATGCTTTGTTGCAACGCCATTTGTTGTTGCTGTTCATACATTCCTTCTGCGGTAAACCACCAAGGATGCGTATCATATTCGTCTGCCATCTGTTGTTGCATTTCTTTAATTTCTTCATCAGATTGCATGAACACGTTCTTAGCGACCCACTCAACTGAGAAGTATTTGCCCAACATCATGTCCATTGCTTGTGCGGTCTGAACACGTTGCAACAAAATCTCGTTATTCTTTAGTTCGGCGAAGAAATTATCCTTCTGGAATCTAAACGTAATCGATTCTTTGATTTCGTCCCATTCGTCCTCAGCAATAATTCCCTTTAGAATCAACTGAGTACGTAGAATTTCAAAGAACAGTTCAGAGAACTTACGACGAATCTTGCCGATGAACTTCTGAAACTTTACCTCATCACGCGATATCTCTGTAGAACGACCCATACTAAATCCAGTTTCTGGCATCATTCTAGATATAGGAATATTTAGAGCATTATATAATTTATTTTGGAAATATTCCACGTCAGCCAATTCGCCAAGATTTTGTCCACCTTGAAGTGTAGTAATTTCTGTGCCCTTATTACCATCGCGCCGGGGCATCCAGAAATCTTCCATCATAGACATATATTTCTTATCATCACGTACTTCACCAGTCTTTGTGTCATATACCAGTTTATTACGATAACGATTCATAATATCTTTGACGTATTGTTCTGCTTTACCCTTAGGCAAGTTACCAACGTCAATATAAAATATTCTGCGCTCGGGCGCACGAGACATACGGTAAATAACAACCGCGTCTTCCAACATTCTCAGTTGATTTGCAGGTCTTAGTGCCTTTTGCAAATAACTTAGAACTACTCCAGTATTCTGTTCCATGAATCCAGAAGGAATATAGATAACAGAATCTTGCGATAATCTTGCGCCGGCTTGTGGCGCACTGTTTTGTTGTTGCGCTAAATTAGGCTGTTGAACGAAACCCGACTGAGAATAAAGATAATACTCCTTCACACCCTTGACGATTTCAACACCAGAAGGATCTTTTTCCTTCAATATTTCTGCGACTTTCTTGATCTTTGTTGATTCAATTGGACGCAATTCTAAAATTCCGTCTTTTTGATTTTTACCAGTTAGAACGTTAAAGTAGATTCTACCATCAACATACCAGCGGCGAAAAAGGTCAGAGGCCTTCTCTGAAAATTTCAGTAGAGAAAGGACACCCTTAAATTCGTTGGTTATTATTTCCTTTATGGGATCAGACACCTCCAACCTGTCCAAGGCGATTTCTACCAACGGCGAATCATCTTCGTATGGTATTGCTTCGTTCACGATATCCTGAATTGCGATATCGACCTCTGGGTAAAGAGAAATCTCACGATATTTGGATATGGCTTGGATTTCATCCTTGACAGTACCATCCATATCAACATAATAACCGTAATATGATGCGGCCGCGGAAACTTGCATTGTGCCGTCATCAATATCCGGTGCAACAATAGAATGAGCAACCGACTCGATTTCATCGGTTGCTGTCTTCTTTCCAAACTGCCATCCAAATAAATTAATCATAAAGTAATTCTAATTCCAATTAAGCGATTGCAGGATTGTTTCGCGCGGAACCACCCATAGTAGGATCGTCACCTGCTGTAATCAGACCAGGAGTTGATGCCATTGGATCAATGCTTGTTACAGCGAAAGTTACGGTAAACTCTGCTAGAACGTCATTTTGTTGCCAGCCGAGTTGCATATCGGAAATATTTATTGGCCAGATACCAATAACTTGATACGTCTTGATAGGATTCGATGCACGATCAAGAAGCATAACGTAACCACTTGCGGAATAATTCGAAGGCGTTGTTTCGCCAGAGTTATTTGCGTAGTCGTTAATGTATGAGGACCACTGTTCAAAGGCGGTACGAATTTCCATTCCCTGATCAGCATAAATCGTGACTGTCCAAGGTTCGAATATACGCTCACCTGCTAAAGGTACTGCACGACCGCGGTGAAAGGCGGTTGCTTGTCCGATTGTGCTGCCCGGTAGACTTGATGCATGACACAGGAATGAGAACACCCCGTTGTCGATAAACATTGGTCCACCAAAATCGGTAAGTTGAACTTCAAACTGGTTAGGGCGAACACCACCACCAATTGTTTCTCTAAAACTTGTCAAATTTGCCATTTGGCTTTCTCCTTGTTACTGTTTTATTTAGAGAGGGATTTTACTCCCTCTCCGTTATAATGTTAGGCGTGTAGTGTGTTGAACTGCACCGATGACTTCACAGCAACGAAATTCAATACAACGTATTGGATTGAATATAGTGGCTTGATGTAAATATCAGCAATGAACTGCCCGGCTGCGATTGTTGCGTCCGTGTTGTTTGTACTGTCACACACAACCAAGAAGTCTGCCAAACCTTGATTTGCTTTTACGCTTGCCAAGAATGGCTTCACCATACCCACAAAGTTATTACGGGTGTTAGGTGTATTCAACTCAAACAACTGATATTGAGCGGCAGTTTGAATGGACTTCTTAAGAATGATAAACAGTCTACGAATGTTGTAGCTTTGGAAAGCAGATTGCTTGGATTGCATTGTGCGGTCACCAAACAGGACTGTACCCTTGGTAGGGAAAGAAACAACTGCATTGACTTGCTGAGGATACAGAATATCACGTGCAGCTTGATTCAATGGAGTCGAAATCTTGACAGCATTCTTGATTTGACCGCGGGTGAAACCGGCTGG